AATGTGGTAAAATACCTAAGTCGTTACAAGTTCAAGAATGGGCTTGAGGATTTAAAGAAAGCAAGATGGTATATAGATAAAATAATAACGGAGGTAGACAATGAAAAACATTAACACAGTAGTACAAGATGTATATAACCTGATGGATAGTCAGGAATGTACGGGTGATTTAAACAAGGTAGCAGATGCAGTAGGTAAGGAAGTAAGTGAGGCTTTAGTTAATGCACTAACACCAAGAGAAAACAAGAAAGGTTTACGCATGTCAGGTATAGGTAGGTGTGAACGTAGTCAATGGTATAACCAACATGACTATGAACAAGAACCTATCAGTGGTCAGGTGTACCTCACCTTTCTTCAAGGTCATATACTTGAGGCGGTACTGTTAGGTTTAGTTGAACTATCAGGGCATGAGGTAACAGGTAAGCAAGACAAGCACACTATACATGACATCAATGGTTCACAAGACTGTGAGATTGATGGTGAGTTAGTTGATGTTAAGACTGCTAGCAACTGGAGCTTTACTAACAAGTTCAAAGATGATGGTATAAATGAAGACAGCTTTGGATATATCAAACAGTTGAGTGCTTATGGTAAGGGTAAGAACAGAGACAAAGGATACTTCCTAGCCTTTAATAAGAACAACTCTACCTTAAGAATGTGTGAACAGAAGTTAGAGAAGGATGTTGATACATACATAGCAGACTTAAAAGGTAAGATGGAATTAAGTGAACCACCTATGAGATTAGCTGATGCAACTAAGGTTGAGAAGCATAGAGCAGGAGGACAGAGTATCAAGCTGAACATGACATGTGCATTCTGTGGTCATAAGAAACATTGTTTCCCTGACCTAACCGTTAAGCAATCAGGTAACTTCACTAACTACTATGACGGTCCATATGCAGGACCAGGGAGTAAATTTTAATGACTGTTACAATAGATGAACTAAAGGAAAGGGTAGCTCAGAACTATGACGTTTGTCTTATTTGTGATGAGTTAGAGATAGAGCCTGAAGAACTGCTTGACTTGTTTGAGAAAAGACTTTGGGCTAAACGAGAAAGATTTGAAGAATATTATGAGGAGCGATAATGAATACATTTGATATATACATACTGTTTAACCTATGCTTGGTGGCACTGGGTGGTTGGTTCATGTACCGACATGGTGAGAAAAGATATGAGGATGCGGTATTAGATACTATACTACTACACCATGAAGGAAGACTAACATATACATCTTACATGGAGAGTGGAGTGGAGATGTTAGATATACAAATAAAACCAATGGAGGACTAATGAACCAATTACCAACAGACTATCAGAACTTCATAGCATTAAGTAGGTACGCTAGGTGGTTGCCTGAAAAGAAAAGAAGAGAGACATGGAAGGAAACAGTATGCAGATACTTTGACTTCATGGAGAAACATTTAGAAGAGAACACCAAGTATAAGCTGACACCTACAACTAGAAGGGAGTTAGAGAATGCAGTAGTTAACTTAAAGATAATGCCTAGCATGAGAGCACTGATGACTGCAGGTCCAGCCCTAGAGAAGAACCACATAGCAGGATACAACTGTGCTTACTTAAGTGTGGATAGTCCTCAAGCATTTGATGAGTGTCTATACATACTGATGCACGGTACAGGAGTTGGGTTTAGTGTAGAGAGACAACACATAAATAAACTACCTGAAATATCAGGCATGTTCACAGAGAATGACAAGGTCATCAGAGTTACTGATAGTAAGGAAGGATGGCAACAAGCATACAAAGAACTACTAGCTAGTATATGGAAGGGTAGTGTACCCCAATGGGATATGTCTAATGTCAGACCTAAAGGTGCAAGGCTTAAGACCTTTGGTGGTAGGGCTAGTGGTCCTGAACCTCTGAACGAACTGTTCCATTTCTCTGTAGATTTATTTAAGAGAGCATCGGGTCGTAAGCTGACAAGCTATGAGTGTCATAGACTGATGTGTAAGATAGCAGAGATAGTAGTAGTTGGTGGTGTACGTAGGTCAGCACTCATCTCACTATCCAATCTAACAGACGAAAGAATGAGACACGCTAAGTCAGGTCAATGGTGGAGTGATACACCTGAGATGGCACTAGCTAACAACAGTGTATGTTATACAGAGAAACCTGACATAGGAATATTCATGTCTGAATGGTTAGGATTATATGAAAGTAAGTCAGGTGAACGTGGTATATTTAACAGACAAGCTGCAGTTACACAAGTAGAGAAGACAGGTAGGAGAGATACTAACCACCAGTTTGGATGTAACCCTTGTAGTGAAATCATATTAAGGGACGGACAGTTCTGTAACCTAACTGAAGTAGTAGTACGTAGTGGTGATAGTGATGTAGATATAGTAGAGAAGATAAGGTTAGCTACTATACTAGGAACATTCCAAGCTAGTCTAACTAACATACGTAAGCTACGTGCCAAGTGGTTACACAACACAGAGGAAGAGGCACTGCTCGGTGTATCATTGACTGGTATCATGGACAACTCTTTAATGAACAAACCAACAGACAAGTTAGAAGATGTATTAGAGACTTGTAAGTTAATGTCTATACATACCAACAAGATATGGTCGAAGAAGTTAGGTATCAATCAAGCTACTGCTACTACTGCTATTAAACCTAGTGGTACTGTTAGTCAGTTAGTTGACAGTGCTAGTGGTATTCATACTAGACACAATGACTACTACCTACGTAGGGTTAGAGCAGATGCTAAAGACCCTATCGCACAGTTAATGGAAGATGAGGGTGTACCTTGTGAGCCTGATGTAATGAAACCTGATAGCGTTCAAGTGTTTACATTCCCTATGAAAGCTCCGAAGGGTGCAATACTTAGAGATGATAAGACAGCTATACAACAGCTAGAGTTATGGTTAATGTATCAACGTAATTACTGTGAACATAAACCTAGTGTCACTGTCAGTGTTAAAGAACACGAGTGGATGGAGGTAGGTGCTTGGGTATACGAACACTTCGATGAGGTGAGTGGTGTATCATTCTTACCACACTCTGACCACACATATCAGCAAGCTCCATATGAGGACTGTGACAAACAAACTTACAACGAGGCAAGACGTGCTATGCCTAAGTCTGTAAACTGGGCGAGGATAGAAGAATACGAACTCTCAGACACTACTAAAGGTATGAAGACTTTAGCTTGTTCAGGAAGTACGTGTGAACTGGTAGATTTAACTGATGAAGGAGAACTAGAATGAGTTACTGGGATATAAAAGGTAAGGTAAATAAGATGGTTAAAGAGCATGAGAAATCTAGGACAAAGAACAGGGTGCTACCTTGGTGGAATAGAGATGATAAAGCCAAGGAGAAGAAACAACTAGAGAAAGAATGGTGGAAAAACTGGGAGAAACTAGATGAAGATTAAGACTATACTACCACTACCAACATACACCAAAGGAAGAGGAGAGGATAAGAAAACAAATCTTCTTAGCCTGAATGTATTTAGGAACCTACACCACTACTCTAAGAACAAAGTTAAGCAGGACTATGCTGACCTAGTGAGAGAGTTTGTAAAGACACTACCTAAATACAAGAAGATACAGCCTAAGTACACACTGTATTTTAATAACAACAGAAAGAAAGACCTAGACAACTATACGTTTCCTATACATAAATTTCTAATGGATACTTTAGTTGAAGAGGGTGTGCTTGAAGATGATAACTATGATTATGTCACTGGCTTTAGTACAAAGTTTGGTGGTATAGATGAGAACTATGTAATGATTGAAATCAGAGGAGAATTAGATGCCAGTAAATAAATCAAAAGATATAAAAGAACTAAAGAAGTTTGATGTTGACCTAGCCTTTGGTCAGCAGTGGGAGGAGTACATAGATGATGTGTTCTCAGGTGCGAAGACTATTGAAGTCAAGACAGAGAGACACCTGTGGCATAACACAGGTAACATATGCATGGAGGTACAGAGTTGGGGCAAGCCATCAGGACTAGACAATACTGAAGCTGACCTATGGGTACACAATCTAATTAAAGATGATGAGTTGTTAGTTAGTATGGTGTTCCCTACAAATAAATTAAGGGAGATGGTAGATGAGATTAAACCTAGAACTGTTATGGGAGGAGACCACAATGCAAGTATGATTAAGCTACTTAGTCT